GTGTTGTTGATGGGAAGAGTGGTAAGGGTGGTTCCAGTCATCGGATGAACAGGGAAAGAGACGAGAGAAGTCGTAGGACCAGCGCTAGCCGTCCAAGGAGTATTGCTAATCCTTGAGCGGCGAGCGGCGATCCCTTTCATGTCAAGTTCTGCAGGAGAATCGGAAAGATCAGTCATGGTATCTTGAAAGTCTTTGATGTCGTAACCAAGAGACAGAATGGATCTGTGGTCATTAGTCAAAGCGAAGTTGATACACATGGGATCTTCCCCATGCTCGGTGTAGTAGGTGCATTTCTTTCCAACCTTATGAGCGATGCCGTTAGCGGCGGCTCCGACGATGGTCGTGGCGGCTCCAACTGCAAGAGATGGAGCGGCCGAGGCCAGAGCGGAGCCGACAGCAGCGGCAACAGACATCATCGCTCCCTGATTTTCGAGAGTGGAAGTGATGATGGGGTTCGTGTAAGGCTTGAGAAGAGAAGTCTGAGGTCCGATCAATCGGGCCCAAAGTTTCACTGGAAGATTTTGGTCTTCGTCTTCAGTGATTCCTTGGAGCTGATTGAACACGTTGATTGCGATGTTTCCCCAAAAGTTGTAGTTTTTGGGGTCGAAGTTGAGCTGAGGGTTGGTTCCAAACCAGGGAATGCGAGCGGTCTTTGTGCGAAGAATGGAAAGGACATTGACAAGAGGAACGGTGAGAGTTGCGGTGTTCCCCTCCCCAATGTTCAAAAGCATGGAATAGCAATCGATGGCATTGTCAGGATTGGTGGAGTCTCGGGCTGCAAAATTTTCTGCAGGCCCGCCGAATTTGTTGAGGTCAGAAGAATGTGAAGGAGTCCAGATCAGTTGAAGGATCCCCGTTGAGAATGGGGAGGCGGAAACTTGAAGAGTGAATTCGACAGATGTTGCGTTGACGTACTCGTGGATTCCCAAGGCAAAGGCGCCAGGGAAGGAGGTTGAGCTGAAAAGACAATAAGGGAATTGATCCTTATAAATCTGTTTGCCGGCAGGTGCTTCAGTCAGCCAATCGCGCGAGGCGATCAGTGACCTACGGTCCATTGTGGTTTGGGAATTCATGTTGGAAATTCCCACAGATTCATTAAGATTCTTGACGTTGTTGGTTTCGGTGTGGATCTCGTTGCCGAGAAGTGGGTCGATGAGGTTAGAGGTTCCTTGATTGACGGTGATTCCTTGGGCAGGAGATGAGATGGAGGTTCCCATTTTGGAGGAACCTGAAGTTGTTACAGGCACGATGGATTCAGGAATAGAATCGACGATTGGAGTAGACTTGGCCGGTTGTGCTGGGGAGCTAGTTTCGTTATTGGACATTTTTCATTAACGTTTTGAG